GGCATTTAAAGGCATCTTAACCATATAGGAGTGACGCACCTATATGACTAGATGTTCACTACATATGCATAACTATCTTGTGAACAGTTTGATTTGCTTAATTTTGGTTTTGTTAATTAAAAGAGTAGTAAATTGGTTATTCTATATGTTGAAGTCATTAACAATGGATCTGGTTATTATTGCATTGGCATTATCATTAGTAGCACCAACCACATATGCAAATGATTGCGTTGATGATTCTTTGGCTGATTATAAATATAATACAATTTGTATGTTCCATCCAGATATAACAGAATCAGATTGGCAGAATATACTTAATCAACTGCTGCTTTCAAAAGGTATACCATTAGGTTCAATGATATATGTTAAATATACATCAATAGAAGAAATAATAACAGGAGATAAATTCTACTGTGATTATAATATTGTTCTAGTTGATGCTAGCTCTTATACTAATGATCAGTATTCAAATCTAGACCAGGTAGTGGATATGCTAATGTATAATTATGATTGTATAAATATGGACGTGAATTTATATTATTATTCTCAACAAAAAGATGAATTATGGTTGGCTTCAGGATCATGTGAAGTTAAAGTATGTCCATTGAATCAACAAACGTTAGGTATTGGTTGTAATATCGCTGACTCATCAACTTATGCTACATTGACGACGGCAAATGATAAATTTGAAATAATAGATGTAATAAACGACATAAATTATAAAATTAATATTACTACAACATCATGTAGTATTAAACGATGTTATAAACAAAGTGAGAGAACTAATGTTGCTGTAATACAAATTGGAGGTTATAATGTATATGATATATCAGAATCACCAGTTACTTATAGATCGAATAATCGATTAATGAGAGTGAATTGGAAGAAGTGGTGGGCTATATTTTATCAAATAGTAGATTTTGTAAATGATATTCTAACAACTATGGTAAGACAATCACATAATAATGGAATCTACAGAGTGGTTCGCCAATAGTTATGATATGAGTGTTTACTTTAATATGACC